GATAAATTATTTATAAATGTATTTGTTACTCTAGCATCTATAGCAGAGTTAGCTCTTGTGTCTGTATAGTAAAGATTGCTTGAACCTTCACTAAGATTATCAGTATCAAATGGTGATAGCGTTATAACTGGGGTTAATGTTCCAGCACTATCATTATAAGTAAAACTTATACCAGTACCATTCTGTATTAGTGCTGCAACTCGATCATCAGTTCTTTCGTTTGTAAAATATAAATTACTAGAACCTTCACCAATATCATCTGTATCAAATGTATGTGATCCACCTAAAGCTATTGCTTGTGAATTTACAGTAATGCTCGAATTTGCAAGTTTAGCATTTGCAATAGAACCAGCTAACATAGCATTAGTAATACCAGTTGCTTTAACTCTAAGTGCATCGGAGCTTATTTCTATAGAAGAATCATCTACACCTACAGCAAGTGTTACATCTCCTGATGTGCCACCACCAGTTAAACCATCTCCTGCTACAACAGAAGTTATATCAGCACTATTAGTATTTGCTATTGTTAATGTTCCAGCACTATCATCATAAGTAAGACTTATGTTTGCTCCTGCTGTTAAAAGTGTATTTACCTGATCATCTACTCTTTCAGCAGTAAAGTATTTGTTTGTTGTTCCTTCACCAATATCATCTGTATCTAAAGTTATATTTGCAGTTCCATCAAAAGAAACTCCTGATATTGTTCTAGCTGTAGCTAATGCAGTTGCAGTAGAAGCATTACCAACTAAAGCACCTGTAACTTGGTTAAATACCACATTGTCTGAAGTTCCTACTGATTGACCAATAGCAAATGTAACACCATTACCTGAAGCTGTTGATGTAACACCAGTTCCTCCTAGTAATGATAATGTTTCGCTATCTAAATCTATTGATATGGTAGATGATCCATCAGTTATATCTAAATCTTCTAATGTTATTTGACTAGCAATATATGCCTTGATTGATTGTTGTGTTGCTAATGCAGTCGCAGAATCGCTGCTAAAATCATCTTCATCTAATATAGAAGTTACTGTAGCACCTGAACTAAAGCTAAATGATGTTATACCATTTACAGTACCAACGTTAATATCTACAGTATTATCAGCAGTTATGCTGAATGGCATTGTTATCCAAGCGTTGTTACTACTGTTTCTTAATTTTAAAACATTTGAAGATGTATCAATCCACCATTCATAAGCATACATTGTTGATGGCTCACTAGAGCCACTATTATTTGATGATATAGCTAGTAAAGCATTGTTTAAATCTGCTCTAAAATTTGCACCTGTTTGGTTAGCTATGTTGTAATCGTGTTGTGCCATAATGTCTACCTATTATATTTTAATTTTCTAAATCTTCTATTCTTTGCTCTAATTCTTGTATTGCTTTAATTAGTATACTAATTAATTCAGTATATCTTAAACCATGCTTATATTCTCCTGTTCCTTGATTGTTTGTATCAAGAATTTCACCTTTAATATAAGGAGCAAAATCAGATGTACTTATGTTGTTATTATCTAATACAGTCTTAACTTCTTGAGCTATTAAACCATAATGTGTTCTGTTAGAATCGCCATTAGTTAATGTATATTTTCTTGGCGTGAGTTGAGATACAAAACTTAATCCTAAATCTGAGTTAGCTATATCAGATTTATCATTAGCATCAGAAGTTTGTATGGTGCTATTTGTAGCGTATATATCATCCCACCTATTACCTGTTCTTCCTAAATCATTTGAATCATCTGCTAATGGTGAAAATGAATCACTAGTACCACCCATATAAATAGTACCAGTACCAGTAAACCACATACCATGATTTGCACTTGTTGGAATACCACTTGAAAATGTCATACTATATGGATCATTTCCCATTAAAATAAAAAAGTCTTTATCAGAATCATCTGATGGACATAAAATTCTTAAAGGATCACTACCACCTGTAACACTATCTGATAGTTCAGAAAATAAACCTGCTTGACCTGTTCCTGATATGCCTTTTGCATTGTATTTACCTGTTGTTGTTATAGATGTAGCAACAACATTACCTGATGTATCAACAGTAAAGTTTCCTGAGCCTATATTTATACTACCACCAGTAATACTTCCTAAGTCTGCTGATATAGATGACAAATTACTTACATTCATCTCAGATGCAGTTATTGTACTAGCAGCTATTTCACTTGCTGTAATAGTATTAGATGCTATATTCGCAGCAAGTATTGTAGATGCAGCTATTTCTGAAGTAGTGATTGTACCTGCAACTATTTCTGTGGCTGTTACTGCGTTTGCAGCAATACTATCTTGATTTACTGCATCTGTAGCTATTAAGGCATTTGTAACAGCATCATCTATAATTTTTGCTGTAGTTACTGCATCATCTGCTATCTTGCCACTTGTTATCGATCCATCTTTAATATCTGTAGCTACTGTAGGTTCATCTCCAAGTGTAAATGTTAATGTGGCTGGTGAAGATTCACTACCCAAAGGATTTAGAGATGAAACACTTGCAACATAGTTTGTTCCTTTTGGTATGAACATAAGATCAACATTCTCAACATCTACTATCTTGTTTACAACTTGATTGCTTGAAGAATCTACAACATTTACTCTATATTGATAATTTGGAAAATCAGTTGGCTCGTTCCATGATAAAAAAGGTCGCCCTGTAGAACTTGCATCAGTATCAGTAAATGATAATCCTGTCGGAGCTTTTACAGCATAAGCAGATGGTAAGTTTGCAAGTTCTTCTAATGGTTCTTGTGGTGGTACTTCCCAAGTATATACATCAAAATATTCTATTAGACTTACAGATACTAAGCCATCAGATTGTAGCTCTAATGCTTCTACTCTGCATACTTTGCTACTAAATCCTAAACCAGCATAAGTAAAATCAACTATATCACCAACATTTAGTTTATACATTTCAGGAGTTCCTAAAAACTGTATAGTAGTTTGATTTCTGCTTCTAGTTAATATTGCTTTACCCATGTTATGTGCAATATAAGGATCAGAAATATATGGAAACTCTGCTTTAACTTCTAATTCTTCGCCACCATCATCAGATGTAAAATCATTAGCATCTGTAGTAGCAGAGTGTAGTACAGTTGCAGTATCTAATTCATATTTTTTATTAGCATTAAAAAATTCTACTACAACCTTATTGGCTCTTTGATCTTTGTTGCCATAATCTACAGATATACCAGCATCAGCAATTATGTGATCATCAGTAATAGAAAAAGTAGATGATCCAGTATCTTCTATTTGTAATTCATACTTACCATCAACATAAAGAAATATACCTCGCATATTTGCAAGTAATTCTTTTGCATTATCCATTACTGACTTATTGCAATCTAGATAACCATTACAATGAAATCTTTTTACTTTTAAAAGATAAGTACCAGTATTAGATGAATAATTAGCACCCAAAGTAGCATCGACATAAACTCTGTAATCTTCACTTGCATCAAAAAATTCATCTCTTCTTACATCTTTTATATTTATGCTATTTAGAATCGTAGTACCACCTGAATTTACTAATGTTATTCGTTCACCTATCTTATTTTGAAACCAATCTCTATTAGCATTAGTACCCAATACACTTACAAAGTCGTTACCATTACTACCACTCCATGTGATAGCTTGTGTTGAACCATTATGAAATGGTGGATCAACTAATGTATCAGCAGTATTAGCAGCATTAGAAAATGTAGTTGTGTTAATTTTAGCTATTGGTAAGCCTTTACCATATTCAGTATTTGTTATGTAATCTAAAAAACATAATGCAGGATTATCAGACCATTTATAGGTTGATACTGTTCCAAATGTTTGAGTTCCATCTCTAGGATCAAAAACTTTTTTACCTTTGACTTGTACTGTTAGTTGTGGCACTCCTGACCAAATACCTTCTTTATCGTAACCATAATGTGCTGCTATATAACAAACGCCATTTAGTTTATGTGCTGAAGTCCAGTTAGACATAGATGCAACTAGCATAGGATCAGCAGTTTGTGAAGCTGCTCCATGATGCAAATTAAAAACATATCTATACTTAGATGTAGGTGAAGTGCCAAATCCACCAGCACCAGCGTTTATACCTGTACCATTTTGCGAAACAGTATTTAATGAACCCGATCCTGAACTTATTTTATCTGAACCTATATAACCACCATCTCTAAATCTAGCAGAATCAGTAAGAGGATTGCCATCTAGTTCAATTGTTTTGCCTAGTATTTCTTCACATTCTCCGACTGCTAAAGCATAGACCACATATAAATCCCTAGAGTCATTTGCGTTAGTATCCATATAGATTATTTGTGTACCAACTCTACGAGTACCATATATAACTGGTAACTTGCCACCAGCAGATGTTTTGTTTGCAAGTATGTCCTGACCTTTTGCTAACATTTGTCTTGCTTGTAAAAAACCTTTTACACCAACTGCAAGAGTTATAGCTTGTATTACATAACCAATTTTTTTGAAAGTTGAAGCAGCTTTCCAAGCAGTTCCAATAGCTTTAAAGAATCCAACAATAGCATTAAAAATACCCATTACATTCCCCACCTAACATCTTCTTTAACTTGTGTAGCAAATTCCATACCTTTATCACCACTACTAAATGCTTGTTGTGATTCATCAGAAAAATGTCTACCTTTAGTTAAATTCCAGTTAGACCAATGACTTGCGACTGTCATATTCAAAATAGAAGTATCTATATTTTCTTGAATTGATACATTTCTTATTTGACCTGTAAAGTAATTTATAGCACCTACAATAGCTTCGTTAGTGTCAAAATAAGCTAAATGTATTTCAACTTCTTTATCTGTAAATGCACCTGACTGTACTAATGATCTAACCTGATCTGTAATATTTGAAAATCCTATATTTACTTCATCTACCTGTAATTGTCCTGTTTCAGCAGTTGCATCTACAGTAAGAAAAGAACCCCCAGCTTCATAAGTATTAGAATCAAAAGTAACATTAGTATAATAATCAGTAAGCCTAATAGTTGATGATAAATTTAGTTCAACCAAAAAAGCTGTTTTGGTTGCTGTTGATGATACTTGTGTTTGTAAACCAGCAGATAAACTTCTAGGCATTAGCTAATAACCTCTCTAACATCAAATGAAATAGTATATAAACCACTAGCATCTGTTGAATACATAATTTCATTATTTTCAAGATATACAGTAAAACTTGGTTTATTTACAGTTACAGCTTCATTATCTGCTAGAGCAGCTACTAGATTGGGTGATATTAATACAGTAAGTTCACCACTTGAATTAGAATCAATATCTGATTGCACCATGTAAACTTTTGAATGGTTCGCAAACTTAATTAAATCACCTGCTTTCAAAGCACCAGTTGTACTTGCAGTAAAACCATCTAATGCTATAGAAGCATCAGCAGCAGTATGTGATCCATTTACTAATATATCAGTTTCACCTTTTGATGCACCTAAATTATCTAATGGTGCTTGTATTGTAAAATCTTCAAAAGAACCCTTTTGCTTTTGTAAAAATGCAAATATCTCCATAGCCTTTTCTTGTTGCATAGGTGGCATTTGTGCTGTAAATGAAAAGTATTGTGAGCCTATTTGTCTGACTTGTTTTTTTCCTGATAGTGTTTGATTTAATAGAGTTGGTCTATTGTCTTGAAAATTTAAAGCTCTAAATAATGGATTTGTTGGAAAAGCACCTGACATTATACAACTCCCATTTTACCTTGATTGTTCATAGCATTGTTTATAATGCTTGTAATAAGTCCTTTTCTCGATGCTAAGAGTTGATCGAAACCTGCTGCATCAACAGTAGATATATTAAAATTAACTGTAGTACCCATACCTTGTCCTTTTGTATGATCTATAACTGTTTCGTTAGGATGAATAACACCTAAACGACCACCTCTACCATCAATACCACCAGCTCTTACACCCATACCAGTAAAACCACCCCCCTCAAAACTATCAAAAGCGTTTTGAAATGCTTTACCTATAATATTATCTCCAAAATTTTTAGCTCCAAATCCTAAAATGTTTTTTATTATGTGTACTCTTACTAATTCATTAATTACAGCAGCAACTACATTCATAGCTAGTTTTTTAAAATTTAAAAATTCAGCGTTAGTATACCTTC